ACGCTGAAAAGGCAATTAAAGATTTCACAAAATTAATGGGCAAATAACATGAAGTTAATGACAGAACATCTCGACACACAACTCGAGTATATGACTGAAGCTAACGATAACGGCGAGAAAACCGCTGTCATCGAAGGTATCTTCATGCAAGCTGAGGGCAAGAACCGCAATGGCAGGATCTACCCAAAAGCAGTCCTAGAAAAAGCAGTGGCAAAATACACTGCTGAACAAGTTTCCAAAGGTAGAGCTGTAGGTGAATTGAATCACCCAGAAGGCCCTACTGTTAATTTGGATAAAGTATCTCATCGCATTACCGAACTTAATTGGGATGGTAATAATGTGATGGGTAAAGCACTAATATTGAATACTCCAATGGGTCAGATTGTAAAGGGTCTGATGGAAGGTGGTGTTCAGCTTGGTGTTTCAAGTCGTGGTATGGGTAGTCTTGTGCAACGTAATGGTGTTAACATGGTAGGTAACGATTTTATCTTATCTACAGTTGATATCGTACAAGATCCATCTGCTCCTGAGGCCTTTGTAAATGGCATCATGGAAGGAGTAGATTGGGTTTGGGATAATGGTATCCTAAAAGCACAAGAAATTGAACAGTTCGAGACTGAGATCAAAGAAGCAAAATCAGCTGACATGAGTAATGTACAGATGAAAGTCTTCAAAGATTTCCTCTCAAAACTTTAACTCAATAGGAGTATTGAATGTCTGATATCGAACAGAAAATCGAAGTCGAAGACGTTGTTGAACAACTCCAAGATGAGACCCTTGAGAACGTTGAAGTTTCTGATGGGAATCACCTGGACGAGGCAAAGGCTGCACCTGAAGTTGATGGGGCGAAAGCTGCTGAAGATGACGCTGCTGAAATTAAGAAATCAGCACCGGCACAAGCAACTGCACCAAAGACAAAAGCAGGTATGGTTAATGCCATGTATAACAAAATGTCTAAGATGAAAAAAGAAGAGCTAACAGCAGCATATATGAAGATGCATGCTGAAAGCGTAGAGACAGATGATGCAGAAGTTGTATCTGAATCTCACTTTGACGAAGATTTGGATGCATTGGTTGCTGATGAAGCAACTCTTTCTGAAGGATTCAAAGGTAAAGCTGCAATCATTTTTGAAGCTGCACTAAAATCTAAACTAGCAACAAACGTTGCACGCTTAGAAGAATCATATCAAGAAGAGTTGACTGAAGAAACAACTCGTATTCATTCTGAATTGGTCGAGAAAGTTGATGGCTACCTCAACTACGTCGTCGAAAACTGGATGGAAGAAAATAAACTTGCAGTAGAAAACGGTCTACGTACCGAAGTTGCTGAAAGCTTTATGACTGCCCTTCATGGTGTGTTCACTGAGCACTATGTTGATGTACCGGAAAGCAAAGTTGACTTAGTCGACGATCTTGCTACGAAGGTAGACAACCTTGAAGAAGCGGTTAACGTTTCCGAGCAGAAAAACATCGAATTGTCTAACGAAGTAAAAACTCTTACTCGTGATGCAATCGTACGTGAATCTGCAACTGGTTTGAGCGAAGCACAAGCTGAAAAGCTAAAGTCACTTGTTGAAGATGTTACTTATGAATCTGCTGATGCATTTACTGCAAAAGTTGAAACTATCAAAGAAACATATTTCAAAGAAGCGACACCTATCGTAAGCGAAGAAGTTGTATTAGATGAATCTACTGACGAAGTAGAAGTATCATCTCGTATGCAAAGCTACTTAGCTGCCCTTAAAACAACAAATATCTAATCTAACGGAGTAAACTAAAATGTTTAACGCAGATAAAAATCTAATGGAGAAGTGGGCGCCAGTAATGGAATCAGCTGAAGCTCCTGCATTTAAAGACAACCACCGCAAGTCTGTGACTGCTGTGATGTTGGAAAACACTGAAAAAGCCCTAGCTGAAGAGCGCGGACATCAGTCTTTCTCACTAACAGAAGCTGCACCTGCAAACGCAACTGGTGCTGGAATTGACAACTGGGATCCAATCTTGATCTCACTAGTACGTCGTTCTATGCCAAACCTAATGGCTTATGACATTGCTGGTGTACAGCCAATGACTGGTCCAACTGGCTTGATCTTCGCAATGAAGTCACGTTATACTGCACAAAGTGGAACTGAAGCATTATTCGCTGAAGCAAACACTGCATTCTCAGGTGCCGCATCTGGTGATACTGGTTCAGCTGACGCTGGCAATAACGATCCTTTCGCTGGTGACGATCCAGCTTCTGGTGGTTCAGCAGGTAACGACGCTGATACAGTTGCAGAATATGCTCCAGGTACTGGTATGTCTACAGCGACTGCTGAAGCACTTGGCGATTCAGGTTCAAACGCATTCCCAGAAATGGCATTCTCAATTGAAAAAGCAACAGTGACAGCTAAGTCACGTGCTTTGAAAGCGGAATACACAATGGAACTTGCACAAGACCTTAAAGCTGTGCACGGCCTAGACGCTGAAGCAGAATTAGCAAACATCTTGTCTGCAGAAATTCTTGCTGAAATCAACCGCGAAGTAATTCGTACAATCAACTTAAAAGCTAAATTAGGTGCAGCACAAGCTGATCTAACAACTGCTGGTACTTTTGACTTGGATACAGACGCTGACGGTCGTTGGTCTGTAGAGAAGTACAAAGGACTACTTGTACAAATTATGCGTGAAGCTAATGTTATCGCTAAAGAAACACGTCGCGGTAAAGGTAACTTCCTAATCTGTTCATCAGACGTAGCTGCTGCACTATCTGCATCAGGTATGCTTGATTATACACCAGCTCTTGCTGGTAACGCTGGCTTGAACATCGATGACGCAGGCAACACATTTGCAGGCACAATCAACGGTGGCATGAAAGTGTATATCGATCCATACGCTGCTGTTAACTATGTTAACATCGGTTACAAAGGTACAAACGCATACGACGCAGGCTTGTTCTACTGTCCATATGTACCATTGACAATGGTTCGTGCAGTTGGTGAGAATTCTTTCCAACCAAAAATCGGCTTCAAAACTCGTTACGGCATGGTTGCTAACCCATATGTGGGAACAGCAGGCGCAGTTGATAACACAGGTGTTGATCGCGAAAACCAATACTACCGTATCTTTAAGGTAGACAATATCTTAGGCGAAGGCTAAACCCTCCCTCCATAGCTATTAATAAGGGCGGCCGAAAGGCTGCCCTTTTTTTGTTATAAATAAAGGTATAAGGAGACTACTATGCCATATCAAGCAGACATTAATTTTCAAGAAACAGCAAGCGCTACGTTAGTAGATAATCTATCATTCCTCGCACCAGCAGGATTTAGACTTGTGATTGATTCACAGAAATATCCTAATGCACAATACATGGTTCAGTTAGTTACCTTACCAGATCTATCTGTATCTCCTGCTGTACTGAATACTCCAAAGAGAAACATTGGTTTAGCACCAGATAAGATTGAGTACAATCCATTTGATATAACATTTCTTGTTGACGAATCATTACTTAACTATAAAGAGATTCATGATTGGCTTCTTGGAATGGTTACTGAAGATGATTATGGTGTACGTAAGACTCGTGATATGACATTACAAGTATTGAATAGCCATAACAATATTGCACAAGAAATACAGTTTGTTGACGCGTATCCTATCAACCTAAGCTCGTTGCCATTTGATACCACTGCAACTGATATACAATATCTAACTGCTGCTGTGACTTTTCAGTACTCTTACTTTAAGTTTAAGCCAATTACCTACTAGTATAGATACTATTGATTAATATGAATAACGGTGAATAATATGATGAACATTGAAAAAATCTTGGAAATGTGGAAAGAAGACTCAAAGATTGATGAGCTTCGTTTAGATCAGGCATCTATAGATTCTGCTAAACTACATGCTAAGTACTTAGAACTTCTAACAACAACAAAACTCCAGCTAAAGCGAAAAGATATGGAATTCAAAGTCCTTCTTAAACAGAAGTGGCTATGGTATAATGGTAAGCTCACTAAAGATCAGATTGATGAACTTGGCTGGGAATACGATGCACTTAACGGACTGAAAGTTTTGAAAGGTGATATGGATTACTACTATGATTCAGATCCTCATATTCAAGAATCACAAGCACGTATAGAGTACATTAAAACTATTAAAGAAACTCTTGAAGAGATTATTAATAATATTCGATGGAGACATTCTAGTATCAAGAATGCAATAGACTGGAGAAAATTCGAGTCAGGTGCATAATGTCTGAAACTATCAGCGTTAAGAAAAAGAATCACGCTTATCTTACGATAACAGCAGATCCAGGTATCATGAATGAGATATGTGATTTCTTCACATTCTTTGTTCCAGGATATAAGTTTATGCCAGCTTATAAGAATAAGATGTGGGATGGAAAGATACGTCTATTCGATATAAGGTCTGGTGATTTACCAGGAGGATTGTTTGCATACATTCAAGAGTTTGCATCTACGCCTGGTAGGGACTATCATCTTGAGATAGAACACGATGCATACTACGGTGTGCCATCTACAGAGTCTGCGGTTGATATGTCGTTTGTAGATGATCTTACTCTAACTTCAAATGGTAAAGCAATTGAACCACGTGAATACCAACTTGATGCTGTTGCACATGCACTATCTAAAAAACGTGCTCTTCTAATATCACCTACAGCTTCAGGTAAATCTCTAATCATATACCTTATCATTCGTTGGTTCTTAGATAGGTTTGATAAGAGAGTATTGATCATTGTACCTACCACTTCTTTGGTACAACAGATGTATTCTGACTTTGGAGATTATAGTCAATTCGATGATAACTTTAATCATGAAGAGATGATTCACCGCATCTATTCAGGTAGACCTAAGTTTGCAGAGAATGAAAGAATTATTGTATCTACTTGGCAGTCCATATATAAACTAAATGCAGAATGGTTCAGTCAGTTTGGTATGGTCATGGGAGACGAAGCACACAACTTTAAAGCTAAGTCTTTAATATCAATACTATCTAAAATGCGAGACTCTGAATATAGATTCGGAACAACTGGTACATTAGATGGAACACAGACACATAAGCTTGTTCTTGAAGGACACTTCGGACCAGCACATTATGTGACTACAACAAAAAGTCTTATGGATTCAGGCGCATTATCTGAATTAGAGATTTCTATGATCTTGCTTAAATATCCTGAAGATATACGCAAGGGATGGGGTAAGAAGAAATATCAGGAGGAGATGGACTATATCGTTGCATATGAAAAACGTAATAGCTTTATCACTAACTTAGCTTTAGATCAAGATGGTAATACGTTAGTATTATTCCAATATGTTGAGAAGCACGGTAAACCTCTATATGATATGATTAAGAAGAAAGCTCATGCTCGTAGACAGATATTCTATGTGTCAGGTGAGACAGGAGCAGACGTAAGAGAAGACATCAGAAAGATTACTGAAACTCAAAAGAATGCTATCATTGTTGCATCACTTGGAACATTCAGTACTGGTGTCAATATTAGAAACCTGCATAACGTGATATTTGCAAGTCCATCTAAATCTCAAATTAAAGTACTACAGTCAATTGGCCGTGGTCTTCGTAAGTCTGATAACGGTCAAGCAACTAAACTATTTGATTTAGCTGATGACTTACATTGGAAAGCACGTAAGAACTATACATTACTACATGCAGCAGAGCGTATGAAGATATACGGTAAAGAAAAATTTAAATATAAGATATATGAAGTGGATATATAATGAAAGACGAAGAATTGAATGACGTAAACATTCAGCACTTTAAACTAATTAATGGAGATGAACTTATTGCATTAGTACGTGGAAGTGAAGGTTCAAGGATTTTACTTGAGTTTCCTTTAATGCTTAATGTAATGCCTATGGGTAGTGGTAAAGAATCTTTCTACTTTACTGAATGGATGCCTATGACTAAAGATGAGGTGATACAAGTATATGCAACTAGTATTATATCTCATAGCGAATGCACAGACGAATTTAAAGAACATTATATTCGAACAGCTCTTAAGTTTAAGCAGACAGAAGCTCCAAAATACAACTATACTGAGGATGATATATATGATGACGATGATGAAGAGTATGATAACGTAATACCAATAAAGACTACCATCCACTAAGGTAGTATACTCCTCCTCCTCAACAACCACTCTTTAATTATACCATACTTTGCCAACTTTGTACACGGCTAAATGCGTATAATATGAAAATAATTTAATAAAATAATAGTGTACATTTCCTTAGAATCGTAGTATAATATACTTAACGCGATAAAATATACTAGGAGTATATAATGACAAAAATCAAACCAAAGAACAAACCTCATTATGTCAACAATAGAGAATTCTCTTACTCTGTAGTTGATTATGTAACGAAAGTTAATGCAGCACAAGAAGCAGATTTACCTTTGCCAATTGTACCTGATTACATTGCACAATGCTTTCTTAAAATATCAGAAGGTTTATCACACAAATCTAACTTTATTCGTTATACCTATCGTGAAGAAATGGTAATGGATGCAGTTGAGAATTGTTTAAAAGCAATAACAAACTATAACATTGAAGCTGCTACTCGTACAGGTAATCCTAATGCGTTTGCTTACTTCACTCAGATATGCTATTACGCATTCTTACGCCGTATTGCAAAAGAAAAGAAACAGCAAGATATCAAATTCAGATGGATTGAAAAAGCTGGTGTTGATGACTTCTTATCTTATGGTGATGCAGACACAGGTGGTACACCTGGTGGAACTGAACGTGCTTTCGTTGAAGAGTTACGTGGAAGAATCGATAAGATTCGTGAAGTTGATAACTCATTAAAAGAGTTTGGTAAGAAAGAGAAAGCAGAAGAGAAAGAGCGTAAAGCAAAGGGTCTCGAACTGTTTATGGGTGCTTAACATGCCACGTATTACAGTATTTGGAAATGGCTTTGTAGGATCTTCTTATGCAGATCTATTTGAAGAGAACGGCTATAACGTTATTCGTGTAGATCCTGCACAAGGTCTGATGCCTACAAAGGAAGCTTACTTAAGGCCTTCTATTGTGTGTGTACCAGCTCCTACTCTCGAAGATGGAACTGTTGATTATTCTATCATAGATGATATTATCAGTAAGGTTAAACGACCTATACTCATTAAAAGCACTATACTTCCTGATTATGCAGAGAAGATTAGTAAGAATGATCCTAACTTAATATACTCACCTGAATTCTTAACAGCTTCTAATGCAGCAGCTGATATAAGATCTCAAAAGGATGTAGTATTAGGTGGTAGGAATACATTGTTCTGGGCGTTGTTGTTTAAAGCTATTGGTAAAAATATTCATAGAACAGATGCAAGAAGCGCATCATTCATGAAGTATACAGTTAACACCTTTCTTGCTACTAAAGTTGCATTTATGAATGAGCTGTATGAACAATATGGTGGAGACTGGAAGGGTCTTAAGTCTCTATTAGAATTAGATCCTAGATTAGGTACATCACATTTTGATGTGCCAGGACCTGATGGAGAACGAGGGTTTGGTGGAGCCTGTTTCCCAAAGGATGTACAAGCATTCTTAAAATTCACATCAAACGAAATGAGCGTTTTAGATAAAGCACAATCAGCTAATAAAAAGTGGAGAGCATAATGAGTTATAGTGTATTATTAACAGGTCACGAAGGATACGTTGGCAGTCATCTATTAACTGAACTTGGTAAAAGAAATATTATTGTTGGTACTATTGATGGAGATTTACTTGATGTAGATTGGGAATCAAAGAGTAAACAATTTGATATGGTAGTTCATCTTGCAGGTCTTGCAGGTGTTCGTAGATCATTTAGAGAACCTGAAGAATACTATAAGAATAATGTTGAACTATCAAGACGTATCTTTAAATACTGTGAGCGTACAAGAACTGAAGTAATGTATGCGTCTTCATCGAATGCTCATGAGTGGTGGTTAAATCCATATGCAACCACTAAACAAATGATTGAAGAAATGGCATCAATGCTTACTGTTCGCCATATCGGAATGCGCTTTCATACTGTTTGGCCAGGACGTGAAGATATGCTTTATCGTAGATTGCAGAAGAAAGAAGTAGACTATATTAATCAAGATCATTTTAGAGATTGGATTCATATTAAAGATTTATTAAATGGGCTGTGTACAATCATGCAAAATTGTTATATAATAGAACAATCAGTAGTTGATATTGGCACAGGTCATGTGACACCGGTTTCAGAGCTAGCTAAGAAGCTAGACTTTAATGGTGAACGTCGTAGAGGCGAAGCACCAGGTGAACGTATGGCAACACGTGCTGATATTCAATATCTGTTAGATTTAGGTTGGACTCCTAAGCATAATATTATGAACGAAGGTTAATATGAAAGTAGCTATCTTAAACGACACTCATTGTGGGTGTCGTAATTCATCTGACATTTTTATCAGGTATCAAGAGCGGTTCTACGAAGA